AGTGCGGCAACTTCAGGCACGTCCATCCAAGTCGCCGGGGTGTTCTCTGGGTATTTGAAGTAGTACAGAGGGCGGTTGTCAGTTGGCTTGAACTGGAAGTTGGAGTTACGAGCCAAGTTGCTTCGAATCTGTGTGTAGGTGATGTCAGAGACATACATGTCGCGCAGCTTGTTGACAGTCGCGGTGCCGCCAAAGTTGTTGCTGTTGGTACCCCAGTGATTGATCAACATGCGACCAGCTACCGTAGGAACAACTGACGAGTTAGTCACCGTCAAGACATCGTTGATGTAGAACTTGACGTCAGACGGTGTCCAATCGAACCGATACTTGAAGAACTGGTGAGCAATTTGTGGACCAACATTCACCGCGGTGTGCTGGTTCTGCTCGTAATCATCATTCGTCCAAGACGAGAACAAGACCTGCTGATTGCGCTGAACACCGGGATTTGCCCCATCTGGTCTCTCGAGAGGAGTTTCTTCCATCTCGACATCAATCTCAGTGAAGAGGGAATCCTTCATCACGAAGTACGTGCCGTCATAGACAACCCGCGCCATCGTGAATGGGCCAGAGCCATTTGGTGTTGCGACAATGGTTGGAGATGTCAGCGATGGGGCCCAAGGTGTTGGCGCAGGGCGTGTTGGATCTGGTGCCCATGCATTTGTCACCTCGCCTGGTTCCACCAGCAGATCATCGATGTGGAACTCGTCTCCAGGCAGGGTGTTGCCCTCAACACGGAAGAACATCGCGCCAAGCGGTTCAACCGCGTTTGTAGTCCAACGAATTCTGAACTCATAGCGCTGCCACGTTGTCAACATTGGCGGATTTACCGCAAGCACCGTGTTGTTTGGCGTGTTGTTCCAAACCGGCTGCCATCCACCCCAGTCGTTGCCGGTTCCTGCCTTCAACTTCGCGTAGAATGATATTGTGTACCACTGGTTCTGTACCCAGTTGACACGATTTCCTCTGCCAGCATCTGCAATGAGGGTCTGCCAACCGAATGGCAAGCTGGAGGTGATGGCTGAAGTAACCGCCATCGCTGTACCACCAGTTCTACCTGCAACAACAGGGAACGCAGACGGTGTTTGAGGACCAGCGTAGTTCAAGTAGTCGGTGTAGCCGAATGGACGCGACCGATCAGATGGGACTTTCGTCTCAAATGAGCTGTTCTGCGCCATGTTCGTCGGTGTTGGAATTGGCGCCAACAAATTGCCCGTCGGGTTCTCGTTCATGTTCTGCTGACGGAGCTGCAGCGCGCCTGAACCGCCAATGGCCAGTGTTGGGTTTGATCCAGCCGCAGCGTGGAACTGCACCATCCATTCTTGACCAATCTTGTTTGCCCATGCTTGATCTGGAGATGCAATCGTGTACGCGGTAGATGTCCCAGCTGTCGTGTTCATCGGCCGATCAGTTACGGAGATCTTCTCTGGTCCTACTGTTGTGCCTGGGTTGCGACCATCTTGGTAGATGAAACCGGAGACGATACCGCCAGACAGCATGGTCGGTGGTGCTCCAGGAGTCAGTGAAATACCAGGACCCTTGATCGTGAACTCGTAACGGCCATATCCCATCTTGAAAATGGTGGCGATTTCAGCACCTGAGGACATCTTCTCAGGAATCAACTGAGCTTTGCGCCACTGACCTTTGTCGAAAAGCACCTTGTCGCCGACAGCCCAAGGGCTGATTCCGTTGAGTTCCGTAGATCCAGCTACAGAAACGGTGTATGCATCACCCCAATTCCCGATTGACGAACGCAGCTCAGGTGTGTTTGTTGATGCATTCCAGTTGCCCTTGTTGACGGTTGCAACAGAATCCAGTTGTAGCGAAATATCTCCACCGAGGTACTGGACGTTGCGGTCCGACCAGTAGCCTTTGTGATTAAAAACCTGTACTCCATAGTCCGAACCAGGAGCTGTCCATGTCGAGATTTTGAAACGATCTGCCTCGAGGTAAGGGCGGATGAAAGTTTCAGAGAACGATGGGCCAGTCACCTTGAATTCAGGGCCGTTGAAGGCTGGGAATCCCTCTGCGGGTTCAGAGCGTGTGAACACAGCGAATCGAGCAGATCCACCGCCAACTGCTCCTGTGATTTTCCACGGTGCGGCAACCGTCACACCAGGTGCAGAGCCGTAGATGCCGACGTAGTACGTTCCATCTGGTGGCAACGTTCTCACGATGCGGGACCAGGTGTTCGTGCTCCAGTTGTCGTTCGTGTAGATCACACCGCCAGTCGAGTCAAACAACGCGAATGCGGTGTCGAAGTCGGAACCTTGTGTGTCCATCTCGATGATGTCTGGAGTGCCAGAAACCGTGAATTTGATCCAGCGAATAGCGCCTGCAGCCAATGGAGCGGAACCGATGTACGGCAACGTGACAGTTTGAGCTGTTGCTGGAGGTGCAAATGGATCTGGGTTTGGTTCTGGATCTGGTGTTGGTGGAGATACAGGAGGAGGTGGCGCCACTGGAGGTCCAACTGGTGGTTGAGCTGGTGGTGTCACAATCGGATCATCGTCGGTGATGATGACGTACGGAATGTTCTTGACATCACGCTGACCCGTCTTGAAGTCGAGTGTGAGTGACTTGAACTTGATGCGATTTCCCATCGCCGCAATCGTTGGACCAGTGCGTTCGCGCATGATCTGCTTGGTGACGTCACGGTAATACGATGGATCAAGAATGTGCATGCCATTCTCGTAGTCCATCATGATGTGAAAACCCTTGTGATAAACGTGCGCAGCAGCTAGGAATCTGCCCTGCTGGCCGTACTTCTTCTCAGATTGGAACTCGTACCAGCACGGTACACCGAGTTGACCGGAAGCAGTGATGTCGAAGACGTGCGTCGTTTCTTCTCCTGGAATGTTCAGCAGATAGAATTGATGAGCATCATACTGGAAAGAGAATGCAGTCGCCTTTTCAAGGACGGCCGGTTTGTACTTGCGCAGAATCTGTTCAAGAGCGTGTGTCGACACACGACGTGGCGAGTAACCAGAAGCCATCACGACTTGTGGTCCGCCTTTCGAGTCAGTTCCAAGCCAGACCAGAGTACCAGCGGATTCTTGAATGGTGTGCGGTGCGATACAACCGTAGTTCAGAATCGTGTTACCGCGACGAACAAGGAAATCCTGGCCTCCACCATCATACCAAACTTCAGTTGTGCGACGACCGAAGACCCAAACTTCCTGGTTGAGCACCTTCAGGCAAGTTGCAAGTTCTGGGTCCGATTCCGCTTCAGCGAAGTTGAGAGCATTTGCTCCAGTGCCGTTCGGGTACGCATCATCGGGCAGATCTGTCCAGTAGAATCTCTGCGAGCCTGGGATTAACCAGATGACACGCGAGTTCAAGTAGACTGGGAATGAACCAACAGATGGATCACCATACGCCGTGTCTGCGCCTTCAAGGCGGTAGAAGGGAGCTCCATCAGTGTCGAAGATGTAAACGTAAGGTGTCGATCCCGCCGACAAGAAAAGTGCATACCCGTTGTCAGCGAATGTCACCGGGTCTGTTCCAAGCAGTCCCTCACCGATCTGCTGAATTGTCCAGTCTGTCGGATTTGCAGGCGCCGAGTTGACGAGGTACAATTTGTCTGCAGCAACAAAGTAGAGAACCTGGTTTGACGCCTCAAAGATTCCACGCATTGGTGCATAACCTTGCAGGAATTTGTTCAATCCTGGGCGTGGTCTAAACGACGAAACTTCTCCGTTCTTACCATTTCCTACCTCGTTGACCTCAGCGTACCAGTTGACTGTTCGCTGAATGTCTTGTGCGAAGTTGGAAAGCTTGTGAGAAGGTCCAATGAACCCTTTGTAGGGTACTTTCTTGTGGTTGACAGCCATTTAGTATCCCGAGTAGATGTCAAAGTCGCGACGGCCAATCTTGAAGCGGAACAGCTCAGAGAAGTCCATCTCCGGCACTTCAGCGTTGTTGCTCATGATCTTCGCTTTAGATGTACGTGCATCAAGTTCCACCTGTGGTGCTGGAATTTCGCCGTAGATTGGCGCGAGCTTAACGGCGAGATTGTATCTCAAAGCAGCTTGATATGCAGGTGGCAGCACAACGGGTGTGTCGTACGAAACCTCGGAGAGCGGTGCCAGATAACGAATGAAGAGCTCGCCGGAACCATAACCGGACGGGTACAGCGAAATGAGGGAGTCAGGTGCGCCTCGATCAAAATTGATGTAAGCGGGGCGAGATGTAGAACTGTTCTTCTGTGGGATGTCATCGAAATCAGAATCCGTCAGCACGGTCAACTGATAGTCGATGCCATTCTCACGAATCCACGCTGAGATGATTTCGGTCGGGCGAACACCACCCTGGAAATTGCCATTTGGGCCAATCCGATATGTCTGATTACCAGTTAGCGGGATTGATTGAGTGAGGGTGGTGTAAAGTAGACCGGAGGAGGCATTCCACTCATCGATCAACTCGTTCAAGATGCGCAAGCTGATTGCGGCTTCATTACCTTCAACACTTTCTTCTGCAGATGTCACTCCCAGTGTGAGAAGTGCATCCTCGACCATGTTGCGGTAGGTGTAATTCACATTTCCTGCCATGATTTCTCCAGTTACAGAAAAGGGGACCCGAAGATCCCCTTTTCATCTTCACCTCTATTTAGTGAGGTGTTCGTTGGCTTAGCCTTGTACGCGTGCGGCGAGCTCTGGACGGAGCATCGTGCAACCGAACATGATGTCGAAACGGTAGACTTCCTTGTCGTTCACGATGTCGAAATCGCGAGTGACACGGATAGTCAGACCAGATTCGCGGTCAGTTTCTTGAACAGCACCGCCAGCAGCCGAAACTTCAGTCGTCATTGGGACGAAAGCAGTTGCGATTGCGTCACGTTGCCATGCGAGGTTGACGAACGTTGCAGCAGAAGGCGCACCGGACATCGTCACTGGAGCAGAACCTGCTGGTGCGTTCGAGATCGTCTTCTGGTTACCAGAAACAACGAGCTTCGGAGACACGTTGAGGGTTGCAGCGCCTGCAACAGCTGTTGCAGCATTCAATACGACGAACGGCTGCAGAGTTGGAAGGTTCTGCAGAGTCAGCTTGTTGATTTCGAAGACACCGTCCACGTAAAACACGTCACCTGCGTTGAAGGTCGTAGTACCAGCACCGCCAACAGTGATCGTGTTAGCTGTGTAGGACGTGACCGTCACACCAGTGGTACGGGTACCGTTGACGTGGCGGGGTGCTTGCTGCGATTCCAGCCATTCGAAGCCAGCGGCGATGCGCATCAGGCCCTTCTTGTACTGGTTGCTGATCTCAGACGATGCTTCAGGCAGAGCCTTAACTTCGTTGACTACCTTAGCAGCGATGTACGGATTGATTGCCGTGAACATCGTGTCATCAGGTGCGCCGTTGGAGACGATTGCAGCACGAGCGTCCAGGAACGATTCGTACGTTGGGTTAACGCCAGTCCACTGAGCAGGGATGAAACCGCCGCCTTGAGCGACACGAGCACCTGGAGTCACAACCGTGTAGACCTGCTTGTAGAGATCAGCGACGAAGCCGTCGATCTTAGCAGCGAATGTTGCCATGACAGGAGTCACGAATTGACGCATACCGTCGATCGACAGCATGAGTTCCTTCGAAGTGACTTCCAGACCCAGGTTGAGCTGAGAAACTGTCAGCGGCACGGTATCTTGGATCGTGTCGTTCACGTTCAGAGTCGCACCGACACCAACTTGATAGCGAGGTGGCTTCTTAATGTTGACAGTGTCGCCCGAATTGAAGGCACGTTGGGAGAACAGCGACTGCATGTCACGTGTGGTACGCGGCGTGTAGACGAAGGAGTTGCGCAGAACTGCCAGAGCAGTCTTTGCTACCAGCGAGCTGGTTGGGAACGTATTGTTAGCCATGTGGCTTTACCTCGTGATGACTTATCGCTTGCGCGAATACACTCGATCAAACTTCCGAAGCCAAGTTGCAGTATCCGTTTCGTGGTTCATCAGGTCGTTGGCTGAAGCCACGGTTCGACCTGTTGGCAACTTTTTAGGTGGCTCTGGAAGGGCCTTGGCAGTCTTCTTAGGGGCGGATAGCGTTTCGAGACCAGCTTCGATCTTTGCGATCATTGCGATCTTCTTCGCAGAGCTCGCAGAGGCAAATTTCTCCGCAAGATCTTCGTCAGCAAGAAGTTTGTACAAAATCTCAGGGCCATGCTCAGTTTCATCGTTCAGGTAATCTGCCACGTCTTGTGTCGGCTTCAATCCCTTGACCGCATCTGTGAACACAACTTCGTCATAATCGCTGTACTTTGCAGTCGCAGCCTTTTGACGTTCTTCCCATGTCTTGGCACGGCTTCCCATTCGTTCTTCGTGTCGCTTCTGTTCAGCTTTCGCTTCACGTTCAGCTTCTGCCTGCTCCACTGACCATCTCGACACAGCCTCGATGTACTCATCGTACTGGTCGAAATCCTTCTTTTGTGGGCGGGGTCTAGTAGGATCACGCTCTTCCTGTTGCTCTTGTTGAGGCGCGGCCTTTTGGGCTTCCTCAAGCTCCTGCTTCAGCTTGGCATTCTCTCTACGAAGTTTGACGAACTTTTCCGCTGCCTTGTTAGACTTGGGCTTTTGTTCAGCTTCTTCAGACTCATCCTCGTCATTTGTTTCGTCTTCGCCCTCGGGGTTGGCGTCGTCGGCATCTTCATCCGGTTCTTCTTCCTTGACGGGCTCTTGCCCCAAGGCCGATTTGAACTCTTCGCTGTTGACATTCAGCGTTGCTTGTTGCGGGTTGTTCAGCATCTCTTCAACTGCCGTGATGCTCAACTCTCCATTTTCTGTGTCATTCACAGGTGTTTCCCTTTGTTAGGTAGGCCACATAGCCACTCACGTTTAAAGACCGCGGAGTCATCCTCTATTTAGCGATTTTGGTGCGATAAAGCGCTAAGTTTTTCAGCAGTTTTGCGCAACATTTCGGCCGGATCCTCATCAATTACAATCTCTTTGAGCGGCTCCGTTTTAGTGTCGCACCGGTGGACGGTGATCCACGTTGTGTCTTCATGGGCAATCCCAACTCGCTTGTTTCCGGCTGGGGTTCTCCACACGTTGAATCCAGTGATGCGATGGAACCCCTCTTCAACCCAGACCGAGATATCTCCAGAAACCATGATATCGAATTTGTCGCGATTATGGCGGACACCAACAATTTTGGCTCCCTTCGGAATTTTGATCATGCGAAGATACATCCCACCGGCATGTAGTTCAAAGGGCGGCATTAAGTCGTTCGGTGGCGGCAGATCATTGTCTTTCATGACCTTCTCCATCGCCACTTGCAACGAATAGATTGCAGCACGGTTCTGCAGGAACTCTTGCGGCACTACCTTGTCATCGAGCTCCTGCGCTGTGATGGCGTCAGGACCCGACATGTTGAACATGTCAACTGTTGTGAGATTGAATTCCATCTTGTTTGCGTTGCTTACGTTGACGCCAGATTTCTTTCATGACGACTGAATGGCTCTCACCCCGTTCACCGACATTCTGCATGTTCTCGAGGCGAGTTACATCGCGAAGATTGACAATGCGGTTGTCGTGTTTCACCCTGTTGATGTGATTGATCTCGTTCTTTGGCCATTCCATGTGAACGTACAACCACATCAATCGGTGAGCCAGATACGCCCGATCAAGAATTCTCAATCGAACGTACCCGTCCCCAATGGGGTGCCCGATATTTCTACCGAGCGCCCTACTGTAGAAGGTCCCCTTTTCTGGATTCACTTGGTACTTGTCCATCAGCGCGCACAGGACGTCAAATGGATCCAGATCAGGCAACGTTTTATGGTTGGCCATTGTTACGAGCCGCTTGATCGATGAGAACGTCGACTTGTGGTACAATCTGGGCAGCAGCTTGAGCAGCTTGAGGACCAAGCGTCTTCACGAGGTCAGTGACAACACGCACCATGTCGCGGAGCTGTTCGGATTGCTGCTTGAGAAGAGCGATCTCCATTTGAGCGCCTT